TATATTTTCTGCATCTAACCTGCTCTTCAATGAAATAATATGGTTTTACCCGTCTGGCTCTTCGGAAGAACCGAATAAGTATGTCTTGTATAATTATATAGATGGAACTTGGGCATATGGATCTATGCCAAGAACTTCTTGGTCGGACTCTGGACTAAGGGAAAAACCGAACTCTTCTTACAACAGGGGTCAGTATTCTTCTGGTGCATATCAAGGGATTGAAAGATCTATAATCTACAACCAAGAAGATGGATACAAAGACGATCAATCGAAAATGAATTCCTATATAGAAAGCGCATACTTCGACCTTGACGACGGGGATGAATCTATATTTATAGACAGATTCATTCCAGACATAAGGGGTTTATATGGGACAACGCCGGAGATTTCCGTAGATCTCGTCGCCAAAGACTATCCATCGTCAACTAGAACAAGTACAAGATCTTTAACTCTCGACGAGTCCATCGAATATGTAAACACAAGAATTCGAGGAAGGACTATGTCGGTCAAATTCTACGACAATAACAGCACTCAGGAAGAAGCAGGGTGGGAACTTGGTGACTCAAGGATGAGAGCTAAGCCGGATGGAAGAAGATAATGGCCGAAAGTAAAGATAACTTGAATAGAGAGATCTTTGTGAATATTCCTGCTGGAAAGAAAGAAAACTACGCAGCGGAAGACAGGCGATCAAACAATAAAATTATAAAATTGACTATGGCGTTTCCGCCGGTAGGCATAGTTACTTATGGCTGATGGATTCAAGATACTTGCTCAGGCGATACTTCTTTCTTCTGACCCTGCGTCATTGCCCCTTGCTGACTCCGCTGATTGTTTGATCTATCAAGTACCTGCTGCTTCCGCCGCGAGGTTTAACTCAAGGGATTACTCTCAAGCAGTTATATCTTCAATAGTTGTTTGCCATGTAGACTCGTCGGCCGCCACCCACCCGTATACAATAAGAGTAGTAAAAAGTGGTTCTGGTTTCGACAATAAGCAGTATGTAATTTATAACAAAAATTTATCGGCAAGCGATACTGACGTTCTTTCATTGGGAATAGGATTAGTTTCTGGTGACGCGATATACGCTGAGTCCTATAAGAACGCGAGTTCATTCTCTGATTTATCTATAAGTATTTTTGGAACAGAAGTAGTCTAGGCAATATTATGATGAGTAAAACTTTCGGTCAGTTTGAACCTATCTCCGATTCGGAATCAACGCAGGCGAACAAGCCTGTTGGGTTGCCGCCCATAGCAGGGACTCCCATGCCGAATGCTGGCATGAGAAACAAGACTATGGGTAGTGTTTTCCCCTCCAAGGACGACCCTTCTCCGAAGCAGTTCCAGAACCGAAAAGATGCGGCGAAGAGAATGAGCCAGATGCCAAAGCAATCCCCGCTTGGTCCGGTAACTGGGATGCCTAGACCCCAGCAACCAGCGACGGCCAGTCAGCCCCAGCAGCAAGGCTCTCCCAATATGGATACTGGGACTGGCGATAGATGGATGGGCGAGCTGTGGCAGGGGTTAACCATGGACAATCAGCCGCAAGGCGGGTTTGCGATGGGCGGTCAGGTTGGATCGTCCAACCCTGCAATGGATCTGTACAACCAAGTCACTATGGAGCTTGAGTCCGGCGGAGTAAATAGCTACGCGCAGGGAGGCATGGTTGATAAGTCCAGAGAGATAGCTTCGATGGGTCGGAATGGCGACACCATGTTGATGCACATAAATCCTCAGGAGCTTGGAGGACTTCAATCTCTCCTCGGCCCGATAACAGTGAATCCAGATACGGGAAATCCAGAGGCTTTTGCTTGGTTCGCTGCCCTCCCGCTTGTAGCCCAACTCGGAGTGGGCGCATTAGCTGGCGCGGGTGCAGGAGCTGGGATAGGTGCTGCGGCAGGAGGTAAGGATGGAGCCCTTAAAGGTCTAGCTATAGGTGGTATGCTTGGGACTCTCGGAGCTGGAGGACTAGGCGCAGCGGGAGCTGGCGCGGGAGCTGCTGCTGGTGGAGGAGGTGGTGTGCCTCTCTTATCTGCGGCAGGAGCAACGCCAGCGGTTCAGGCTGCTCAGACCACAGCTTCTTTGATGGGTGGATCTTCTGCACTAGCTCCGGGTGCCGGTGTACTAGCTCCGGGCTTCGGTGGCGGAGTAACTGCCGCAGAAGCCGCTGCTATGGGTGCTGCCCCTACCGTCGCAGGTACTGAACTCGCTGGTATGTCTGGTGCTGGGCTGGAGGCAGCTAGCGGACTATCGAAAGCTGGGCTTGCGAGAGCTGGTGCATCTGGCTTGTCCTCTTTGATGTCTCAATCCGAAGATCAACAGAGAAGCACTCCCCGTATGCCAACTCCGGCTTCACCCAAAGGGATGCCGATAAGAAATTCAGATCCCGTTAGTCCTTATGGGATTATGAAAAGAAGAATGCAGGGCGGGGTTAGCTCCCTCCCCGGCTCTGGAAGAATTGCTTAGCAGGAGCATTTGATGGCTATTGAAGATCCTAATCAGACCGGAATACAGACGATCAACCCGGACAGCCTAGATACTGGAGCTGCGCTTGGTCAAGCAAATGCTCAAAGCATGTTTGAAACCCCGTTAAACACGGACAGTTTAGATACTGGCGCTGCTCTAGGACAAGCGAATGCCTCAGAGATGGTGTCTAATTTTCAGTCTTTTGATCCTAGTCGGGCTTTTGGGTACTTATCGGACGCTTATAGCTACGCTGCGCCAACTGCACCTCAAGAACCTCAAGCATATCAAGGCCCTATTGAGTATCAAAGACCAGAGGGTTCTCAATTCTACAGTTATGATGGAAGGGTTCTTCCTGTACCTGTAGAGCTTTCTTCTGATTTTGACCCCTATAGCTTTGACTACTTAGGTGAGACAGATCTTTCTTATAGATTTATGCAGCCAGAGGTTCCATCCGGGATAGAAGCCATATACGCACCGACCGAAAGGGATCCGTTCAGAGCAGACTGGATGGACGCTGAGTTTAGGGACATTATTGGGTATGAAGGAGAATTGCTTGAGCCTGAGTTGATGAATGTGATTCAGGATGCAGAGCTATTCTTAATATCTTTAAATCAAGAGGCTGCGAGTCAGGGTTTTTCATCCACTGAAGATTTCCTAAGATCGCTGGAAATAAACGATCCTAACTATTTTGCTGCGCTTAGTAATAAAGTGAATGAAAGCGCATCTCTCATGGGTGAGTTTGGAGACAGGTATAGATTTCAAACCTCACTCTATCAAGCCCAGCAGATCCCGACAGAGTTTAGATCTGAATCTGAAAGAATACAAATGGGTATGGATACATTGAGAGATCTAGTCTCTCTCGGTGTCTACACCCCTGAAGAAGCTGCTTTCCTTGCATCCAACCCTGCTGGACTCCTCAGCCTTTTGAACCAACAGGAGGCTGTAGATAACCAAGAGATTGTAGATAATCAAGAGGTTGTAGACAATCAAGAGGATGTAGACAATCAAGAGGATGTAGGCTCTGGAAACGATCAGGGTATATCTAATGTCGGAGAAGTAGATTCTCAAGGAAGGCAGATACAGTACGCTTCGTGGGACGAAAATAAAGAATATCCCTTTGTATTCGACGAATCAATCAATCAATTTGCTCCTGCCTTGAATGAAAATCAAATAATTACTTTAGACAACAATGGCATGGATGTAATTGTCACCACCGATCCGAATACTCAAAGAGTTTCTGAAATTAAACCGCTAAATGAATATCCTGATTTTTTCTCAGGAGATATGTCTGGCGTTAATTTGGGAGCGCAACAAGGTGCTGAGTTCGGAAGGACTATTGATGAATCTCTTATCCCTCCGGTAAACAGTCAAGGGGTTTACGATCTTGGGGAAGATTACAGTAGAAGTCCAGAGAATGTACTTAGTATGTATTTCTCGGATGGCGACTACGGATTATCCACAAGTGATTTAATGGATGAACTTACGACTGGATTTTCCAGAACGCCTGTTTTTGATATGAACAAATTTAAGCCTGTATCTGAGTCGGAGTTTAATTTGGCACCGGCAGATGAGAGGGTTGCCGTGACAAGGAGAGGCGAGCCTAGAACAGTAAGAGGTGCCACAGGATATAGGACCGTGTACGACCAAATTACTGATTACTATGTCTCGGTTGTTCCTAAGTCTGATTTGGAATATGAAAGTGCAGGATTGTTTGACGCATCTGGAGAAAACTTCTTAAATGAACATGTCAATAATATATTCTTTGACTTGACTGGATACGAAGAAAATAACAATCAGCAAAGCGAAAGAGTTTTTACTAGAGCCCCCGGATTCAGGCAGTTTTACGATGACGTAGATGTTCAGTCTTTCATGCTTCAAGAAATAAATGATTATCTTTCACAGACTGGAAAAAGTCTTAGATCTGTCGCATTCCAAGAGAAAGAAGATATTGGATCTGGAAGTGATTCACCCGACATATTCGATGTCCAGAGTTTCGTATTCGGAAACGAAGACGAGGGTTGGGATGGAATATTTGAGAAGATGAAGACTGAGTTCGATACAGAACTTAGCAATTACACATCGGAAGAGTTTGACACAATGTATAACCTTTCGAGGTTTGCATTAATGACTGCCGGATTAGCTCATCCGATATTCTCAAGAATCGACGATGAGTACAATTCAAGGCTTGAAGGTAATGACTTTGGCGGATTGTCGATAGCCAGTTCTTACATTGATGAATTTGGTAATCCGCCGCTACCCGACTACTTAGACACTGCCCTGAACCTTGCCCAAGGCGGGTACATTGGTGGTATTGCTGGTGGTATGGACGACACTATTCCCGCCACCGTGGACGGATCAAATCCGGCGGCGCTTTCCAGCGGCGAGTTTGTCATACCCGCAGATGTTGTATCTCATCTGGGAGATGGAAACAATCAGAATGGAGCGCAAAAGCTGTACGGATTTTTAGATGAGGTAAGAATGTCGAAGACTGGTTCTACTGAGCAGCCCGCGCCGATAAACGACGGAATCTTTGCGAGCGCGATGGGAGAAGATTATGGGTTCTAGCGGAGGCGGAAGCTCCACTCAAAGAGTTATTCAAGATCTACCCGATTGGTCTAAGCCTTATTGGGAAGGAATTGCAAGGTCTGGAAAGGCTTTAGCCAGAGAACCCTATAAGGAGTTCCCCGGAAGGCGGATCGCTCTATTTAACCCGATGGAGCGAGAGGCTTTTAGTGGTGTTCAGTCTATTTACGATCAGGGCGCTAGGCCGGAACTTGCCCAAGCGAGAGGCATAGCCACTCAAGCATCCAATATAGGTTTTAACACACCCACATTTCCGGGCATGGCAGATCAGTACATGAACCCGTATCTGGAGAATGTATTAGATCTCGGAAGAAGTCGCATGATGAGGGACTACCAGCAGGCCCTCGGGGATGGGAGAAGAAGAACGTCGGACGCCGCCATCAAGTCTGGAGTGGTAGGTGGAAGGGGTTCCCTAGCTGGAGCAAGAGAATCCGCCGCAATCTCGGATGAAGCCTTCAGAGCTATGAGAGAGTTTGAAGCTGATACAAGATTCAAGGCTTTCGACCAAGCGCAACAAGCCTTTCAGTCCGACGTTGCTGCGAGGCAGGCTGGCGCAAGGCTCGGGCTAGATGCTGGAACTCAGCTTGAAAACCTAGCCAGAACTCAGCAAACCCAAGCGTTTGAAAGAATCAACGCATTACAACAGGCTGGGGTCAGAGGGCGAGAGATGGAGCAAGCTATTAGGGATCAAGCGTATCAGGATTTTCTTGATCGAAGAGACTATAAAAGAAATCAGCTAAATTACTTTGCTGCCTTATTGGCTGGCACTCCCTACGCAAGCGCAATGAATCAGACTACAAAGTCTGGTGGTGGCGGACCCGGCCTCGGCCAGACTGTCGCCGGGCTTGGGATAGCCGGTTTAGGCGCAGCAGGTTCTTATTTCGGATCGAAAGAAGGTTAAAAAATGGCACTCCCCAAGCAAACGAAGTCAAGCACAATAGATTACCTGAAGCTTCAGGACATGCTTAAAAATATGTCTATGGATGAAGTTTCTCAGGTGGCACAGGGAGCTTCTGGCCCTGTTGCTCAGGTATTTGCTATGGATGAAATCGGCAGAAGGAATCAGCAGCTTGCTGAATTTGCTGGCGAGAAAGCCGAGGGGGAGTCAGGCCAGCCTCCGATGATAGATCAGTATCTTGCTATGGCTCAACAGATGATGCCACAGCAACAGGCGATGCCGCAGCAAGGGATGATGCCAACCGCTGGACAGGGTGTTCCTTACCCTCAGGGTGGAATTGCCTCGATGGCTCCAGATATGCAGCAAGATCCTATGCAATATCCGATGTTTGCATCGGGGGGTTCCGTTCGCGGATTCGCCCCCGGCGGATCGACCAATGAAGATATATCAGAAGAAGACTTAGGTATACTAGAGACTGCTGCAAACTGGGTCAAGGAGAACCCCGGAGAAGCTGCATTATTGGGCCTTGAGGGGTTGGCGCTCGTTGCAACGGGAGGCTTAGCGGCTGGACCCTTAGTAGCAAGGCGTGGCCTTATTGCCGCAGCTAAGAGGCTTGGGTCAAGAGGGATGAGCAAAATCAGATCTATGTTCCCAACGAGCAGGGCAACTAGGAATATTGATAAAGCAATCGACCTGCCGGATACCTATTTTCCTCCGAGATGGCAGGCAGAGAGGGCTGGTCTGATTGGGAGAGAAGCAAACCGTATCAGGGGGATATATGGGGCTACTGCACTAGGCGGCGGAATTCAGGCGTTAAGAAGTTCTATCTATGGAGATAATGAACCGATTAAACCGCGTGAATATTTCGCCCTGACCGACAGTGAAATGGGATACGTCCCTGAAGAAGAGACAGCAATAAGCACAGACGAGACGTTCAGTGGCGAGGCTACGGACAAGGCTGACCCGACGATCGCAGATAGGTTTAAGTCGGGCGAGTTCAATCCCCTGTTTCAGTTCATGACTAGGGCTGGACTTGAGCTTGCTGCCGGGAAGGGGAATCTCGGTCAAGACTTAGGAAAAGCTGGAATTGCTGGTATGGATTATGTCACAGCAATGCAGGACCGCGATAGAGAAATAGCGAGACAGAGGCAGAGTGATGCGTTGGAGCTTGAAGGAATGGACATAAGGCAAGCCCAACTGGCTATGCAGCAAGAGAGACAGCCTTATGCAATAGATTTGCTTAAGGCTCAGGCAGATTACCAAAAATCTCGTGGCTACAACAGGGCAAATGCCCAGATTATTAAACTGATAGACGACTATCTTTTTAATTCAGGAATAGGCTTAGACCTTCAAGTTCAAGAAAGACTCAGGCTTATGTCTGTGTACGAAAAGTATGGACTAGAAGGTTTAATGGCAGAGATTGGCGCGAGTTCGGATAGTCTTAACGATTTGCTAGAGGCGATCAGATAGAATGGCTAAAGAAGGTTTTCTCGACAGAGATTTTAAAGTCCCCATCAACGGTGAGATCGTTGAATTTAAAAAGGGTACTTCCTTTTATGATGTAGAGAAAGAACTTAGAAGGCGAAGCACCGGGCTGACTGGCGGGCTGGATAATGCCTTCCTTTCTGGCGTTGAATCCCTGAAGGGATCTATATCTGCTCTTCCGAGTATGATCTTCGGGGACGTGTTCGGATCTCAAGAAAGTCTAGATGAAGCCGGGGAAATATATAGAGCCACTCAGGAAGAGCAGAGAAAGCTTCAGCCGTTACCGACAACCAGAGAAGATGTTGTAGAAGCCTATGAGAAAGAAGGGATATCTGGAGCGTTACCAGAGGCTTATAGGTTTGGCGCTCAGGCCATAGGCCAGACAATACCGTACACGCTTCCCTCATTAGCTGCTTCATCTGCGGCACAAACTTCACTCGGCGTAAGAGCAGCATCTATGATTGGCAGGGCTGTTCCCATGCTCGCTAGGGCTGGTGCAGCAATACCCAACCCATATGCGAAGGTTGCTTTAGGAACCTTGGCGGGTGTTGGCACGCTCGCCCTACAGTTCCTTGGCGACAATTTGCAAAGACAATATGAGGTTGCCGAGAGCAAGGACCCTGAAGGCAGGGTAACGCCTGATGACATAACCCTATACTCTGCCGCTTTGGCTGCTGGACCGCAAGCAGCAATGGACTTCATAACGATAGCCTTAACTTCAGGACTTGGCAGGGGAGTTCAGATCGCCGCCGCCAAGTCTGTGAAAGATTCCCTCAGGTTAGCCGGTGGGACAGCCAGAGCAGCCACGTTCCCTAGCTTGAAGGAATCTGCAAAAGAAGCTTTCACAGAGTCTCTGCTTGAGTTTCCGACAGAGCTTGCACAGACCGTGCTTGAAAGGGCTCAAGCTGGAGAGTCCATTTCGTTCGAGGACGCAAATTTCGTCAGCGAGATGATGGATGTTGTAGCTGGAACCGCTCCTGTTGTCGGCGCGTTTGGATCATTCGGAACTGCTAGAGCGTACAGATCCAACAAAAAGGCATTTGATAATTGGGAAAAGCTATCCGAAAAAGAAAAGGAAATAAGAAATGGATACGAAAAAAGAAGAGAAGATACTCTACAGAGAAGATACGAAGAATCTGTAGCGAGATACAAAGATAATCTCAACCAGTACGAAAGCAGAGTAGCGGCAGAAGAAGCAGCTCTATCTGGACAGAGAGAGAATATCGAAAGGGAAGCACAGAGAGCCAAAGACGAGTTCCCTGTGGATGCTTCTCATGTCATAGACGCTGCCAGATCTAGAAATATAAAGACAAACGATAATGCTTTCAAATCCTTTGTGTACCGAAGTACCGGAGGAAGAACTTCAAACTTAAATGAGACTACGCAAGATGAGCGTAGTGCAATGCGTACAATTCTTTCTGGACTGACAGTTCAATCATACTTCGATGAAGAGGGGGATGGCGTAAGCCTTCCCTCGTTTACTTCAGAGGAGTTTGATTCTGCGGTAAAGGGTTTCAAGAGTGGGCAGAAGATTACTTCAGATGCAGTAAGAAAGAGATTGAACGATAGGTTCTTCAAGAAGAATCAAGAATCTCCTGTTCAGTTCGCAGACTCCGAAGGCTCTAGGATTATAGCCAACTCCATCATCGAAGAGATGAAGAGGAAGGGATATGCGGTAGAAGAAAAGGGGTCATTGAAAGCGCGAAAGCCTAAGTATACAGAAGCTCAGTACGAAGCTTTAATCGAAGAAGCTCAGGATTCTGGTTCTATAAATCGTGGTGATTACGAAAGAGTAACCGGAAGATTCAACGAAGAGGATTTCAATTCTTTTGTTTCAGATGCGACTGTCAGAGGTGATCTATCCAAGACAAGAACTGAAGAAATGAAATCCGCAGGCGAATACGCGCCCGTATCGTTTAGATCTAAAATGGATGAATCTTCTGAAGACGCGGATATAAGACCTTTACTCAATAAGAACGGCTCTCCGGTAATCAAAGCCGGTGCTGTGGATAAGAAAAGAATACTCAGCAGATCAACCGCTGGCAATGTTGTGACTGAAGTTATGGATTCTCAGAATGGTTTCTTCGTTGTGGACGAAGATGGAACCGTTGTGGGTGGATCTGTAAACAAAAAGGATGCAGAGAAAGAAGCAAAGTTCCTAAACCAGAACAGGGCTTTGTATAGAGTTTTCGATAAGACAACTGGTAACCCGCTGGTCGGCAAGTATTCAGACGTAAAGGCCGCAGTCGAACGATCCAAGACTGGATCTGCCGGACTCCCCGGATACATGAGAGGTACGGCCAGACTCGCGGACTATCGCGGTCAGAAGATAGAGCCTTACAAGGGTAAGTTCTCTGTCATAGACGGCGAAGGGTTCGCAGTTCGACAGTTTGTTTCACCCTATGATTATTTCAAGAACAGAGCTACGGGCGAAGTATCTAGATCTGAGAATCCGTCCAGTAACAAGAGGGTGAATGTTACCGAGATAACCTTCGCTCCGACTAGAGATATTGCTGAAGCATTAAAGGATGAATACTCGAAGTCCTTTGAGCCCGGAGAATCTAACTGGGAAGCCAACAGCGAGCGAGCAAAGGAAAGAAAGAAGCAATCACTTCAAAGAAGATTCTTAAGAGATATTGATTCGGCTGTCTCCACGGCTGTGTTACCGGCAGAACCCGAGAGACTCACTCCCGTATCTAAGAGAGCTAAGGTTCTCAAGAGCATTCCCGAAGGGAGCGTTAAGAAGGGTGAAGAGATTCTATCTATTATAGATAGCAAGCTGAAAGAAGCGAATCTCAGCAAGGAAGTCATTGCATCTGTAAGGGAAAAGATAGGCTCTAGCGGAATCAACGAAGGAGCTTACAGCCCTAATGACGATGGGTTCAGGCGTATAGCTATAAGCTTAGAAGCAGTCAGCAAGGCCAAGACCAACGAAGAGATGCGAGTTCTCATTGCCAGCATCATGGACCATGAGATAGTCCATGCAATGAGAGACTTAGACTTATTTACCATTCAAGAATGGAATGTCTTATCCAATTCAACTTATCGGGTAAGGAACAGAGACGGTCAGACATTCTTCGACTGGGCATCTCAGACCTATCAAGGAATGGGCGACGCTGAATATATACTAGAAGAAGCTGTGGCAGAGATGTACCGGCAGTATTACAGCGTTCCCGAGGTGAGAAGGCAGATCGCTGGTAAGCCCAGAACTCTTATCGAAAGAATAGCGATGTTCTTAGAGAAGATGTTCAACGCTTTAAGCGGAGCTGGATTCGTCAATGCGGCTGATGTTATCAGCGGCATGAAGAAGATACAGGCAAGGGATCGGGGCGAAGTCAGAACGATACAGGGGCAGAGAAATAAACTCATGCCTGCTTTGCCTATAGAGATCCCAGAAGAAGACACGACGCAAGAAGATGTTGACGCAAGATTTTCTGTAGATGTAGATGAAAGACTTGCAAGGTTTATGGGTCGGGTTGATCCGTATGAGTATGAGGTGTCTGACTCAAATCCAAATGAGTTTATTGCAAACTTCGTTTCTGAGTCAGGAAGCAGATTTGAATTCTTTGCGTCCAACGACGGGGGCAGCATACGTTGGACCGCAGAATTTAGGGATCTAGACGATAGAGACAAGAAATCTCTACTTGGCTACGGGGACACTGGAAAGGAAGGCATCGGCGCTCTCAGGGTCTTTAAGACTGTACACAACCTACTCAGGGAATTTGTGGAGTCTAAGAACCCTGAACAGTTAAGCATCTCCGCCAGCAGACTGAACAGGAAAGGGGAGAAATCTACATCCAGAGCGAGTATCTACCGTCGCATGATGAAGGATGTGGGCAAGGACTTCGGGTACGCCGTAGAGGAAACTGTAAGAGATAAGGAATCTTTCTTTTTAGCGAAGAAGGGCGAGTACAGTTACACGGTGCAGGATGAAAGCGGCGTTGGTTCTGGCGAGAGAATGTCCGTCGCTCCGTCGCCATTTTCTGTATCGCCAGATCAAGTCAACCTTTCAGAAGAAGTAGAAATAGATGATATCAGCGATGAAAGATTATCTTCTATTCTAGATAAATCTAAAAGATTTGAATATTCTATAACGGAAAGAGAAATTGGTGGAAAAGACGGAAGCTCGTTAAGAGCAACGATACTTATTCCCGTCGGCGAAAGTTTTGAATATGATGAAGACAAGAATATAAAAAGAAATTCTGTATTAGCAAGAATTAACTATGATGCTTTCGGGTATGACGGAGAATACTATGTAGCGTTTGAGGATGCATTAGCTTCTCCGGGGCTTCAATTTGATAGAACAGGCAAGTTAGGCAGTCGAAAAGCTAGAAGATTATTCGCTACAGTTTTTGATTTAACAGAAGAAGTTATAAAGAATAAAGACTTTAAATCTCTTTACTTCGATGCTGCGTCAGATCTTAGAGAGGAACCAGACGGAACATTCAGGCTGGTAAAGACTAGGCAAAGGCTGTACGGGGCTGGAATAAATAATCTAGCGAAGAAGTATGGATACAGGTTAATTGAAGAAAGGACCGAGGGCGGATCAGAGTTCATATTAGAAAAGACAGAAGACGGCGAGTACGAGTTTATACTAAGGGAAAATGAAGAAGAGTTTGAGGAAAGGTACGCATCGCTTGTCGATCGAGCGGTTCCATATCCTTATGAAATGAGGCCTTCATGGGATGGCGGCCTACTCGCTACGTTCGCCACGGAAAATAATGTCACTATAACTTTAAATGCAAGTACTTACGGTGACAGCGGAGATTACGACGTAGTTTTTAAAGATGATGAAATGGGTTACGGAGTAACTGGCTTACATGGATTAGGGTCTATCAGAATATTCAAAACTATTTTCGATATCATGGAAGAGATTATTCTTTTAAAAAACCCTAGAAGAATTTTCTTCTCCGCTGCTACTACCACACGAGAAGAAAATTCAAAACAAAAAAGATCAAGAATTAAAATATACAGAAGAGGATCTAAGCAGCTTGGTGAGAAGTTTGGATACGAGGTAACGGAAGAGGCAGAGCGGCTTGACTCTCTTTTCACAATGCAGAAAGGTAATTATAAATACACTTTGATTGACAGGTCTATGCCAGAATACACTTTGATTGAAAGGTCTATGCCAGAATACGAAATAAGGCAGTCCGATGACGTAGAAAACAATCGTTCTTCTGGAGACTACTATGTTTGGGAAAGATTTGAGATACCGGGTGAGTTGTCTGTAGAGATAGGGTCTTTAGGTCAGAAGCTAGAAGAGAAAATTGATAAAGTTCTTGAAATGATTGGCTCTGACCTTTCGATACTTCCCTCTTATTTAAAACCTTTCTCTAGATCCTCCTTAGATCTATCAGCGAATAGAAGATATGGAGATTCGTATAGACAGCTTAGGGAAGGAGAAAACGAACTTAGATTTGAAAGGAGACTTGTTGAAGCTAAGACCGGCTTGGCAATGGATAGTGAAGCCTTTGTAACAGCACGGCGAGCGGCTGTAGATATGGGAGCTGATTATCTCAGTCAAGAACAGCAGATGGAATACGTTTTCGATGAGCTTGATGCTCTTAGAGATCGTGCGTTAAATTACAAAATAGCACTCGATAAAGCTGTAGACTATCTGATGGATGCGGATACTGCCACTACTGAAATGTGGGAGAACGAAATAAGGCAGTCAGATGAGTCAGAAAGGTTTTCAGTATCCCCTTACACTCAGCTAAATCAGCCGAGCCCGAATGCACAACGGTCTATCCCTAGAGTAAATGAATATTCTAGGATGGATTTCACAAACAGAGCTGTTAGAGACTTCAATGACGAGCGGCTAGCGAAAGCTTATCACGGGTCTAGTGAAGACTTTGACGAGTTTAGTTTGGATTTCATAGGTACTGGTGAGGGCGCACAAGCCTTTGGGTGGGGACTTTACTTCACTGACTTGTTATCTATTGGGAGATTCTATGCGAATTCTCTAAGTAAAATTACTTACAAGGGAGAAGAGTTTGGGTTTCACCCACTGGACGAGCAATTTACAACATTTAACATAGCTAATAAAGCGGTTGAGATATCGAAAATAAAAATTTATGACAACATAGATTTCACAGATGCCCAGAGAAGCGAAGTAAGAAAAAGTATAGAAAATGAAATTGCAAGAGCATCTTTATCAGACCTTAGAAAACAAGTCAACACAGATCTTAATATTTTAAATACTGATGATTGGTATTCAAATAGATTTTTTGAAATAGCTACATCAATTAGCGACGCAGTATTTAGAGGGATTAAAAATATAGGAATCTTTTATGAATCTGAAAAAGTAAAAGATAATGCTGCTAGGCTTGTTAGCGAAGAGTTTGTTAATGCTATGAATTCTATATCAAAAGATGATTTTAATATAGAATCTCAACTTTACGAAGTTGAAATACCTGAAAAAGAAGACCTATTTGATTACAACGGCTCTATGAGAGACCAGAGCCCGAAGGTTGTGGAAGCTTTCAGGAAGGCTTTTGAATCTGAAAATATGTCCGAGGAGTTTAATGAACTCTACGGAGAGGACGGAGACGCATTAGCCGTTGAATTTTACGACGAGCTTTCATTCCTTGGGCAGAGAGAGCAGTACGCTTCAGAGCTTTTGAATAAGTACGGAATCAAGGGGCATTACTATGATGCCGCCTCACTAACGCCGGGTTACGATCCGAAAGCAAAGAACTACGTCATCTACGAAGACAAAGCCATATCAATAGTTAAGAAACTCTACGCTAAAAAGCGTCCTGCTTTCGAGTCTGACGAAAGACTTAGCATCAGATCTGCGTCGATAGCAGACGGAAATACAAAGCCTGAAAGATTATCTGCTTCAAATAAAAATAGAATCGTCAGGACGGAGCCGAGAGTAGATAGAAGTATTGAACAAATACTCAACACTCTTTACGCAAAGCCGAATGTTCAAGAGTCTTTCTTTGACAAGATAAAGTCCATCATATTTGATGATGAAAAAAGAAAAGAATACATATCTAGATTCAGGTCTGCATTCCTAGATAAATATGATTACATAGCTAAAGTAAATAAGAAAGCATCTTTACGCAAGAAAGATGAGAGAGAGCTACTCGCAAGCACGAATGCTCATTCCCTATGGCTCTTAGCTGACAGATCCAACAGTCTCACTTCAGCAATGATAAACAATGGAGCCGTAGTTTTAAGAGGCGGGATCGCAAGAATAGATCCGACAAAAAAGAGTTTAACGCAGGCTCTTCAGCCACTGTTTGAATCTAATGAATATTTGTATAGAGAGTGGGCGACTTGGATGGTCGCAAACAGATCTACAAATATCATGAGATCAGGAAGGCTTACTCCTCTGTCACAAGAAGAAGTGAACAGAGTTAATGACTATGTAAATAGCAGCGGGAATCTACAGCTCTTCGAGAGCGTGAGAAGAGATTACGAAGAATGGAATGGAAGCCTAGTCGAGTTCTTGAAAGACACAGGCGTAATCAACGAAGAACTCGCGAGAGTATTTGTTAAGTACGCTGACTACATTCCCTTCTACAGAAACTTAGATCTGGATGGTACCGGGGAAGAAGGCGTAAGGCCGGAGATATTCAAGCAGATTCTTCAGGATGAAGGAATTGATCTCACACTGGGAAGAGTGAGAAGGCTAAAGAGTTTATTCCCTAGCCTTATAGACAATAAAGTACCCAGAAGGATGAAGGGTGGAGAGCAGCAGCTAGATGATCCCCTCACGGGCATCATGAAAAACCTAAGCGCATCAATAACTGCTGGCATGAAGAATCTTGCAGCTCAGCAGACCATGAAAGATGCTGTCGATGCAGGGATCGCAACAGAAGTATTTGCGGATGAGAATGGATATGTTGATCCCGCATACTACACAGTGAGGGTCAACGGAGAAGAGAGATACTTTGATGTTACTGATGATAAGTTGGTTGCTGCGATAGAGGGATTTACAAGGCCGAACGTATCCATATCCCCGTTCTTCGCTAAGCCAGCTTCTTGGTTGCGAGAGTCCGTAGCAAGAAGTCCTATGTTTATATTCAGGAACTTGTTCAGGGATTCAGTATCTTCTTATGTTACATCCGGTGTGGAAATGAAACCAGTAATAGACACTATGAATAAATTCATTGGTGATCTATCTGGCGACAGAACACAGACCTACTCAGTACTTGAAAATGCTGGGATCGTAGGCGGGTACGATTATGTGTTCGAGCCTAAGAAGTTTGAAGAAAACTTCAGAAAGAAGATGCGTAAGCAGGGAATGACCATGAAGAAGGGGAGTGTTGATTCTGTCACTCCCATCTTCTCAAGAATATGGGATTCGCTGGGTGAAGCATCTCAAGTTTCCGATGCTGCGACAAGGCAAGTAGTCTATGAGGACACTCTACAGAGACTGCTCAACAAGGGCGTTGGAAGAGCCGAGGCCGAAGCCGAAGCAATATTTCAGGCTATGGAAGTTCTGAACTTCACCAGAAAGGGAAACAATGCTTTCCTAAATACCATACTGCCAACCCTTCCGTTCTTCAACGCGAGAATGCAAGGCTTGGACGTGATATACAGGTCTTTAACTGGAGAGTATTCAGCTAACAGGTTGGGTAAGGAAGAAGCTCAAGCATCGTTCTTGAGAAGGGGACTGTTTCTGGCAGCTATGACTGTCCTGTATACATCCCTATCCATAGACGATGAAGAATACAAGGGCGCGACAGACGCGGAAAGAGATGACAACTGGCTCATTACGCTACCCGGTCAAACAACTTTAAAGATACCCATCCCCTTTGAAGTTGGTCTTATATTCAAGGTAATTCCAGAGCATATAACTAGAGCCATACTACAAGATGAGTCGCTTAGGGAAGCTGGGAATTCCGTAACTAGAGGAATCGTCAACTCGCTTGAGCTTCCGCTGACTGGACCGCAAGCGGTGGCTCCGATATTTGAAGTCTTGGTTAATAAGAGTTGGTTTACCGGCAAGCCTATCGTTCCTGAGTATATGCAAGATAGGCCGAAAGAACTTCAAGCTAAATATTATACCAGCGAGTTCGCAAAGCAGCTTTCATACCTGAGCCCAGTACCGCTTAGCCCCCTTTCTGTCGAGCATGTTCTAGAAGGATATGCTGGGACTATGGGTAGCTACATGCTTGGCTTACTCGATTCAGTAACGTCTTTGGTTAGCGGAAAGCCGATCATGATGAATTGGAGGCAGGATGAAATCCCGATCGTCGGTGCGATATTCCAAAGTGCCAACGCATCAGAAGGGCAGACGCAAAGATGGAATGATTTCTTCTTCTCTGTCAGGGGAATTGTTTCAGGGCTCAGAGATCTAGAAAAAGAAGATCCAGAAAGAGCTATGGAAATGAGAGAGAAATACGCTGATGTTCTGTCCATAAAGAGTTCTCTTGAAAGCATTCAAACAGATCTTAATGAACTAAGGTCTATGAAGACTAGGGTTTTCCTAGATAAGAATATGGATGATTCCCGAAAAAGAGATATAATTGATGGTATAGATAATAGAATAAAGCAGATTCTTAGTAACACGCAGGAGTTTACTAAAATGATGCCCGGACCTATACCGTTCTTTAGGGGAATAAACTGATGGCGATTAGGACTAAGCACGGAGTTTCTATCAACGGCATAAAGCCTGAGCTTGTGCTAGGTATAGATATAGCTCATGGATACTTTAACAGTATGGGAATAAACGAGATGGTTCTAACGTCCATTGTTGACGGGAAGCATTCTCACGGTTCCCTTCATTATATTGGGTATGCTGCTGATATAAGGATATGGGCAATAGAATCTAAAGGTTTAGCTGAGTTCACAGAGGGCTTAGCTGAAGAACTTGGCAGCGAGTTCGATGTTGTACTTGAGAAAGATCATATACACATAGAGTTCCAGCCAAAGAATAGAGGTGTGAGATAATGGAATGGTTGACTGAGAATTTCTCGAACGTGGTTGAGGTTGTTCTTAATTTAGTTGGAGCGTTTGCTGTGATTGCAACGATGACTCCGAATGAAAGCGATAACAAGATTGTCGCCTTTGTCCTCAATGTCATCAACACGCTCGGCGCTAACTTCGGCAAGGCCAGCAATGGCTGATGCTTGAGCCTGTTATTTTAATATTGATTTTATCTATAATGCTTTTCATTGTCTTTATCCTATGGGGTATGGGCAAGGAATATGTAGGTAGGATCAGCTCTGAGAAAGAATCAGCAGAGAAGAAAGTTGAGAGGTCTATCCGTGCAATGGAAAAGCTCGTTGGCCCACGCCCTTCTCGCAGTCTTCTTATTAAGCGTTGGGAGCGGAGGATGCGTGAAGCGTCCGGTGGAGGCGATAGTACCTCCCTGTCCAGCTCCGAACGAAGAAGCGATAGCATCCCTAAGGAATGATGACATACCAGAACCTATACTAGAATATCTAATAGATATAGATATGTTCTGCAATGCTATAGATTCTATCAGAGATTGACAAGGAGATTAGCCCTCGCTTAGTGCGGGGGCTTTTTCTTTTATGGACAACAAACAAAAGATCGACGCAGAGGAAGAGAAGATCAGGAGGGGGATACACCAGATGAAGCCACCCCCTCCGTACAAAAGAAACGACAGAAAGCCTAAGCTCGGCAAGAAAATACTGGTCATACCAGACAGTCACGCAAAGCCGGGTATACCAAATCATAGATACGAATGGTTAGGCAGGATGGTCGTTGATATAAAGCCTGACTACGTAGTCAACCTCGGCGATTTGTGGGACATGCACTCGCTGAACTCCTTTGAGAAACCCGGAAGCAAGTCTTTCAATGGAGCGTCTTACTGGAAAGATATAGATGTTGGACTTGATGGGATGCTCAGGTTCCACAACCAGATAGATGAATACAACAAAGGAACTAAAGAAGAAAATAAATACAATCCAGAGCTTGTGTTCTGCATGGGTAACCATGAAAACAGAATATCGAAGTTCATTGATTCAGAGCCTAGATTTGAGGAGATTATATCCACAAAAGATCTAAGGTTATCTGATCTGGGATGGGAAGAGGTTCCATTTCTTGTACCTAAAAAGATACATGGATGCTCATTCGCGCATTACTTCACGTCTGGCGTTATGGGCAGGCCGATATCTGGACTTCATCAGGCAGCTAGTCTGCTGACTAAGCAATTTGGGACTTGCATACAGGGCCATACCCATACATATGACCACTCCGTAAGGACGGACAGCATGGGTAAAAGCCTACATGGCCTAGTGGCTGGGTGTTACTTTGAACACTCAGAGGCTTGGGCTGGTCCGGCTAATCAGATGTGGAGAAGAGGATTGTCTGTACTGCATAACGTAAAGTCAGGTGACTTCGATGTCGAATGGATCGGAATGGAAAGGATCAAGGCGAAGTATTCGTAAACAGATACCCAAGAGAGATAGGTTGCACCAGATACATAAATGGCTAATAAATGAGTACGGTCGAAAAACTCGTTTGAGGGTCGAAAAACTACCCAAATCCGAAAAGGATTGCTTGGGTTATGTCGAGCTTGGAAGTGGTACTCCGCTCATTAGAGTCAGCAAGTTCTTATCTAGAAGTGAATCTATATCCGTATTGATACATGAATACTGCCATGTGATTTCGCACTACAAACACGGACCACACTGGAAAAGAAAATATGGTGGTCATGATAAAAACTTCTATTCAATATTGTACGAAGTAGAGAACAGGTATTTTTATGAAGGTGGAAATGTTGAGAGCGGAGATTTCTAATCAGAAGAAATCTCTGGCTAGTTTATATCAAGCAAAGGTATGTCTTATGAACGCAGAGGGATTTCTGATTACCGATGAAGTAGAACAAGTTCTAGATGAGAACCTTATCTACGAGCTTAGGAAAAGCATAAGGAATGTTATAGACGGTATCAGTATCAGCATGAGGATTGCTGACAGGTAGGTGGTAGGCTCGGCGGGACTCGAACCCGCGACCACCGCTTTATAAGAACGGCACTCTAACCGACTGAGTTACGAGCCCACGGTCGGGAGAGGGATGGATTATCTCTGTCATCATATGCTGGCAACGAGATATTCATCCATCCCCGTTGTAAAGGATCGCTCCCGATCAACCCTTCTTTCAGGTTGCCAGCAAACTACCTGAGAACAGCCTTGGACTTGTCTACAAAGCGGTATGAATCACCGCTCTTTATACCCCAGACCATTCTCTTCTTCCCCCCGTACACAACCATAACTCTGGTTAACTTATTATCGGTGTGAGCTTCGTACCATTCGCGATTGATGGAGTCGCCTTTTCTATTTTTCACCCCTCCCATTCGCGCTTAGCCCTTTCTTCTTCTCGCTCGTACTCGATATCGAGTCTTCTGTGGAGAAAGAAATCTGCCTTCTTGAGATCCTCTAGCAAGGATCCCTTTCTACCAGCTCTAGAAATATACTTAACTACGTTGCCTAGATGGTAATCAAGATTCCAATCTTCTATCACGTCAATCGTTTCATGCTCCCTGTCTTCCGTGTAATGGGCAGGCTTGGTTACAGGGTCAAAGTTTTGACTAGCTCGATCGGTACTCACGGACAATCCTTTCTAGAGACTCAACAGCTTCCGGGTTGGACTTTAACTCGGACCTAGATTTAAATCCAGCTACTTCCTTCAGGGCGGAAAGGGAATCTTTATCCTCTTCTAGCCATATAAATCTATGGCTCAACCATTCAAGAAGCTCTTCATTCTCAGTTCGGCAAAGCATGGAGATAACATTCGATATCTTCCTAGCCCTCACTATAGACTCAGGCTCGACTGGCTGGTCGCTGTCAGATTCTAGCTGAACAAGAGCGCATATGAATCTTGTGTTCGGTTGTTGAAGCATTAGGGATCTCACCTTTGAAGCCTCCATAGACTTCTCTGGCGAGTTGTATGGGTTATCCAATATGTCTTCTGGGTTTATTCTCAAGACGATCTTGTGTCCGCCATTTGCTGTCATGCTTGCAGAAACAAGTTGGGCTTCAAATTTAATGGCTAAGTCTTCCACTTTTTAAAGTTTTCCTCTGCCCAATGGATAGGATCGACGCCGTATTTGATCCAGAATTTTATCTCTCTGCCAAACTCATGGCAAAGCATGTGATCTGTCCGGCATAGCGGCACGGCGAGATCATCGCCGCACCGCTTCATGCCAATTCCGGTATGTATACCAGTAACAGAGGATCTCAGATGGTGTGCATCAACCCCATCCTTGCCACAGATCAGGCAAGCATGACTGCGAACATCCTTGAGATAGTCCTCTGATTTAAACATGAGAACTAAAAGTCTACGTCCTCTAGTTCCGAATGGTCTGCGCTCTTCGGAGAGGCCGAGTTCGGAACACTTCGCTGTGATTGACCGCCTCCCCCTTGACCAGAATTGGATGAACGCCATGCGCTGTCCTCCATGCAGATCGAGAAATAAGGCTCGCCAGATTCTCTGTCTTCAGCCTTCCAGACAGCGAGGTTAATATAGGTCTGCTTGTTCTCAGCGAAATCCTTAGCGAGATTCCTTAGCCAAGAAGCACACTCCCTGTTCTTCTCCTCTGCTCTCTGGCCCTTGTAACCACCAAGCCTGACATAACCAGTAAGCTCGGGGGCTCTGTCGCTATTTCGATTCTCATTCTTTCTGATGCTTCCATATACTTTAGGCATTTTTTTCTTCCATATCCTTCAGGACTTTGGCCCATTTTTTGAATGACGCTCCAACAATCTCAGCCGCAACGGAGTCTTCCTCCTTCAGCTTATTTACCAGATCTTTATTCTTTTGGTAGCAATCCATAAGGGCGCTATGCGTCATTGCTGATTTGAATAGTGTATCAAGATGAACAGCAGTCTGGTTTGTGTGCATCCTGTAATGATTTGTAACTAGCTTTGTGATCTCCTCGTTTGCTTCCTTGGTGAAATACTTGTCCGCTGTTGGAAAAGATTTATTACCAAGGATGTTGTCATCGTATAAATATCTGCCGATCCCATGCTGAACAGCAGCCCTCTTGAGAGCGTCAGAATACATACCCTTTTCACCTTCAAAAGTAGACTGTGTTCCAACGTCAGACTTCGTGATCCAATCGAAATCATTCACATATCTAACAGATAGCTTGCATACGCATCTGTTATCTAGGTCTTTATATTCCGTGTTCCAGTTATTGATACCGACCACATCGTCGAGACGCTCCATCACATCTCTAGCGTCGATGTAAAGAAGGGCTTTCGACTTACTCCCCCTGAAATCACTAGCTCTCCACTTTATTCTATGGGGAGGGAAGGGGGCCTTTAATGCAATCTCCTTCTGGGCAAGCTCCACTGACACGTCCCTCTTTTTTCCCTTTGCTTCAGTCATATTGTCTAGATCCTTTCCATTCATTCCACACGGAACACACGTCAGAAAACTCGCAGTAAGACTTGCACCTTCTGAACGTCTCGTAAGTCTTACTCAGGTTAGTGAATAACTGATCTTCAAAGCTGAGACTATCTATAAACTTATTAGCATCTCGCTTTGTTCTGAAGAATTTCTTAGATGGCTCATTGGAATCTAAAAGGTACTCAACTGACCAGAGAGTTCCAGAGGGCCACCTAGATTCCTCGCTGCAAGCAGGTAGCTCCGCCTCGCTCATGCTCGCACACCTGCTGTGCAGATCAACCCTTGCTTCTATGAAAGCCTGACGCTCAGAGAAATCCCAAAGGGGAATGTCTATTGTCAAGCCCGGCGTGGACGGGTAGTCGGCTATCTTCTCAGACATGGATATCTTCCAGTCTCTAATGAATGCGTAGACTAGAAGCTCTCTAACACTGTAGCCAGACTCTCTCTCGACAAGCCAAGCGTATATGTTTAACTGTTGCTCCCACTTTTTCGTGTCTTTAATCGCATACGATGTGGTCATTTTATAATCTCCAATAGTCACATTCCCATTAGAGATTACCTGAACGTCCATAGCTCCAGATATTTTTACACCATCTATCTCGGAGAATAGTCGCTGCTCAGCAACCTCACCGTCCGGGGAATGAGACTCCATCAGAGAGTGAAAGATCGTGCTTATGTACTTCCAAGGGTTTTCATACGGATCTTCAGTTCCCATGTCTGGATACATCCTTTTTAATGCGACGATTCTAGGCTCTTCAATCAGATCCGTTGCGGAGAAGTCACTCTCTCCACGCGAGTAACTGTCACTAGCACAGAATCTCATGAAGGATTCAGGAGCCCTGTGCTTGTTCTCTAACTTCAAAGTTATCCCTTTCAATCACTGGCGAGGTTATGTATGGCGTCTGAGGATGAGTGCGATATATTGATTAGCTCTGACTGGGACTGGAGCAAGGAGGTGTTAGGCGAGCCAGCAAGCAAGTCAAACTCCCGACGCTTGGTCAGAGTACGGGGCATTCCAAGGGTAATCAAGAGCGAAAAAGCAATTAAGTATAAAAAACTTTTCTTGTCGCAAGTATCGGAAGATCATCCGATCGAAGGCGACGTTGAGCTGGGGGTAGTAGTATGGTACGCAACAAGAAGACCAGACCTAGACGTAAGCCTGATAATGGATCTGCTTCAGGAGACTGGAGTGATAGTGAACGACAGGCAGATCAAGATTATCAAAGCATATCACCAGATAGACAAGGAGAATCCGAGATCATTTATAGGAGTGAGGAGGCTCTTAGAAGATTGAATGCAGCCGTTATTGTGCAGGCATTCAAGGATCTATGCAAGGGAAATCCGCTTGACTGGGAAGATGTCATCCAGTGGTTTAACACGCCGTTCTTTGAAGAGGTGTGCTACTGCGCTGACGTGGATATGTACGAGGCTCGCCGTCGAGCGAGCGATCTCTTGGACATGCCAGTCAGAATACGGAAAGATCTGTATAGGAAATGGAGGGGATTGATTTGAGGAGGGGCAGGGAAAAAGGGATAAAACCCTACCCCTCCTCGTCGGCTCAGGAGGATCGAGCCAACTCTATAGTCTATGCTCTAATAGATAGTAGGAATATGAGAGCATATGAATCTATGAGAACATATCCCAGACCCCCTTGGTGGGGTCTGGTTATTATTGAATAGCTACTAGGAACATATATAAGGCATATTCGTATGTCTTGTCAAGGGCAGAAATGAGTTTGATACGAGATCTAGCCATCAGCGAGTTTACATCTGGCCCTCCGGGTAAGCGTAATTACCGATGTCCAGAGTGTTCAGATGACAGAAAAGATCATAATAAAAAAGTTAAGTGTTTAACTATTACGTTTGAAGAAAACCAAGCTGTGTGGTATTGCCACCACTGCGAAGCGAAAGGACAGACTTTCATGACCGAAGCCTTAGAACATACACCGTCCAAGCCTGCACTCAGGAGGGCTCCTAATTTCTCACCAGCGAGCGAGGAATTTCTCGGTAAGGTTTTATCATCTAGATCAATAGATATAAATAAGATAGGTGAGATTAGGAATAGTTTGCTTGAGTCTGACGATGTGTATTTCAATCGACTTGGATGCAAGAGCAAGGCTATAGGCTTCCAGTATAAGGATGGCTCTATCAAGTGGAGGTCGGCTGGTAGCAAAGACTTCTCTCAGACTGGCGTATGCAACCAGCTATTCCCTTCCTTGCCCGACGATGCCTCAGGTACGGTTGTAATTGTCGAGGGAGAGTTCGACTCTATCGCTATGAGATCGTGCGGCATAGAGGCTCACAGCGTTCCTAAGGGCGCGAACATGTCAGGCGATGCCCCTCCCGAGTTCCTGCGTCCAGTTCTTATAGCTTTGGAGGAAGGGAGGATAGACGTTGTTGTCGCTGTCGATGCAGACGAGAAGGGCAAGGCGTTTGCTTCATCCCTTACTGACTACCTCGGAAGAAGGAGAGTGGGGACAATCGACTGGTCGAAGTACGGGGTGAAGGATGCCAACGAAGCACTCTCAGTTCACGGCCCACAGATTATGGAGACAGCACTATCAGAAGTTAAGAACATTCTTTACGAAGGAATTATTAGAGCTTCGTCCGTCACGAAATACATTGACGACCTGAGGACTGGCGGGTTCAAGGGCGGATCCAAGATAGGTTTAACTTCCATTGATAGTTTGTATACCGTATGCTCGGATCAAGTAACTGTTGTGACTGGTGTACCCGGATCAGGTAAGAGCGAGCTTATTGATTACTTTATGGTTTCTTTAGCCATGAAGGAGGAGTGGAAGTTCGCCATATTCTCCGCTGAGAATCCCATAGAGATCCATGCTGGCAAACTCATAGAGAAGTATTCTGGCAGACCTATATTTGAGGGCGCTTCAAAGATCGGAGAGGATGATCTGGTCAAGGCTTCGGAGTGGCTAGATGGACACTTCTTCTTCTTGGACTCGTCATCCTCGAACACGATAGACTCTATCCTCAGGAGGACCGAGGTACTCGTGGAGCATGAGAAGGTTAATGGTCTTTTGATAGATCCATTTAACTATACCGACGTTAGCCTTGAGACCGATGCGATCAGCACAATGCTAACCAAGCTCCATGCTTTTGCTAAGAAGCATCACATCCACATATGGATTGTTGCTCACCCGCAGAAGATGTATCGGGGAGAGGGAGGAAAAGTTCCGATCCCTAACGGAGGGGATATCTCTGGCTCGGCTGCTTGGTGGGCCAAGGCAGACTTCGGACTCACAGTTTCTCGCGATGTATCCGAAGGCTCAACCACTATGAACGTATGGAAGTGTAGGTTCAAGTGGCTAGGGGAAGTGGGTAGCTGCAATCTAAGGTATGACCCGACATGCGGTCGGTATAGCGATGGGGAAAGCTCGTCAGATATCGCCGAATCTCTCATGGACATAAACTTCGATGACCTGAACATAGATTACGGGGAGATCTCAGGTGAAGAACAAGAAGAAATACAGCAAGATAGTTGGCTCGAAGACTAAGTATCCTGTCCTGATTGAGTCCGGCACAGAGGAGTACAGATCAAAAAAGAATATACAAATAGAAAGTATAGATCATAGGGGGATCTTCAGAAGATCTAGAGTTCTGGATCAGACGAAGTTCGATGAGCTATTTCTGAATGACAAGATAAATAAATCCCAATACTCCGCTGCTGAGATGTACCTAGATCTTATGCAGATATCTGGATGCTTCATCAAATCACCTTCGATGAAGGGCGGGATTAAAAATACATTCAAAGAATCAGCTAACGCTATGGCGTCAAAGATACTGGCGATATCGTCTGCCAGATCTAGGCTTAGGGATGCAGGCAATGATTGTTTAATTGCTGTGGAGACTTGCTTATCTATGAACGTAGACGTTGATCTCGATTCACTCAGGACTGGTCTTGATGCTCTGGCTCGATACTTCCATATAGATAATTAGCAGCGTTATCCTCTAGGGTTTTACCCTTTGAATCCTCTATGAGCTTTGCTGCTTTCTTGTAGAAAGCATCCCATTCTTCATCGGATGCGTCTGTGTGTATGCAAATTATTTGCGTGTTCGACATGGATATCACCTGTTGTTTAAGCTGCTGATCTCCCAGCGAAGATGCTCTGCAAAGAGAGAGAGTAAATAGTATAACAACAAAGTATATAGAAATAAACAGAAACAATCTATTGTTCTCCAATAGAAAAAGGGGAGAGGCTTTTGGCCCCTCCCCTTTTTCTTGCATGGGATTCCTATTTGATATCTATCAGGCGATCTATACTGTATTCATGATTCAAGATCCTGCCAGATGGAATCAATCTCTTCCATCAAGTAGTCTCGGACTTCTGCCTTACTAGGAAAGAACCAGTAGCCATTCGTTAATCCAAAGCTAACGAGGTAGCCGTTTCTTATCTGCTGAATCTTGAAGTATCTCTGATTCTTTCCCTCTACATCAGACATCACAGCTCCTTATTATTATCCCTTTCACTATTCACTATCAAGATAATGGTGCCGGGTGCGGGACTCGAACCCGCAAGACCTCTCGGTCGGCAGATTTTAAGTCTGCTGTGTATACCAATTCCACCAACCCGGCTAACCGATACTTCTCAAGTGCCAGTTCCTAGCAGCGCACTCAGAGCATACCCTGAATAGGTTTGCATTACCGTCCTGTATCTTATCCATTGCTGGTCTGTAGTAAAAAATCCATTGCTTACCACATTGCTTGCATGTCCTACCTGTGGGCTTGCCTGTCTTAGCGTACCTACTTTCACTACTCAACGCTATCTCCCTCCTCTGAATCCGAATCCATCTCCTGAAGAAACCTTCTTAGATTCTCTTTGCATTTCTCATGGTCGTCCATAGAAGTGAACGTTGTGTTGTGCCAGATCTTTCCCTTCGTCACAATGGAAGCAAGAGCAATGGGATGAACGTCCAGCTTTCTACATAGAAAGTTAAACGCGGAAAGGTTGTATTCCATTGCTCGTTCTTTTTCGTTAGGCATTAAAGCAAATCCTTTTCGATTTTATTGGCGATCCTCTTAAACGACCACCCCCTATCGTTTAACTCAGCAAGCTCTTGTGCGTAATCTGCATTGAGCCCCATCTTCCTGAGGGTTTCCAAGCTGGGGAAGGAGGTTGTCTCCGTCTGACCCCAGCCGTGCTTATCTATAGAATCGGGTATATCAAACTCTTCGTATTTACCAATGGTCCATAAGGTCTTGCTTGGATGCTCAACCCAATCGTCTTCAGTCAGGATGTCGCAAGCCACTCCTAAGCAACAGTATTCGTAGTCACCACTAATCTCTTCCCTACAGAGACTTTCTTTACCCTGCTGATACTCACCAGAGCGGAGTGCTTTCACCCATTTCTTCACGTCAGACTTCTTCATTGTTTCTTCTCCCCTAGAGCGCAGATCGCTTCACCAATGGCAACCAATAGTTCTGGCTCCCACGGTAGGCCCAGCTCCTTCCTGCACCCCCCGTCTTCGTAATACTCAATGATGTTTCCAGTCTCTAGTTCACTATAAACTTTCCAGTGTGCATTTTCTCCAACCTTTCCAACTAGCAAAGATTTAGCAGCCCAGAACCTTCCGCTTTCCTTTAGAGGCTTCATGCTTTCCACCTTTCTTTTGGGTTGTAAAACCTAAAGTTTTATTCATGGCGCACCCGGCAGGACTCGAACCTGCGACCCGCTGCTTAGAAGGCAGCCGCTCTATCCAACTGAGCTACGGGTGCGTAAAACAGAGTCTCCGCCCCCCGTCACGGGGGCGGTATCTCCTTGTTGGCGGTCCTTACAGCTACTTCGCCCTAACCGGTCCGCCGTGACGAGCGTCCGGGACTGGCGCAGCCTGCGGTCTCCGCACAGTGGTTTCACTTAGTAATAAACTCTACCACATCTTCGATCTTGCAGTTCGTTCGCTCGTGTTCGTACTCATTGAACGTGTCGAATGCGTGATGAAAACATCTGCACTCTGGGTCTTCGCAGAAGTAGACAGATGCTCCACATGCAGAACAAGCGTGAGGAAGAAGATACTTATTTCTTTTATTATCTTCGTTAAGTTCTTTGTCCATTAGTACCTATGCCTTCCGTTGAAGTGTATGTCTATGTCTTCTTGATCGCCATAGAAATCTTCATCTTTTTCTTCCTCGTCAGCGAGATAATCTTCCTCATCTAACGAGGGCTCTAGTGTTATATCTTTACCTACTCTCGGCATATATCCTCCTACAAAAAGGGGGAGGCAAGAGAACGTCTCTCACCTCCCCCCAAGCTGCACAGCAAGACAGGATAAAAATCCCCCCGGATCCGCAACCCCGTCTTACTTTCTGCGTGCAGCCATCATCTACTTACCGGCTTCGGCGCAGACTTCCCAGATCGCTGAATCTGATCTCGCATGACCCATTTGATCTGCTCAAGGTTATCAAGCACTTCTCTCTTTTCAACACCCTTCAACCAGTATTCCATAATTAAGTTCACACCAGCTTCAAAACCAGTCAAGTATGACTTTTTATTTTTTGCCCCATCAGAAAAGTTAAGCTCAACTTTAGAGTTGGGCAGCAACTCTTCATGGATAGGAGTGCTTCTCATGGAAGCTAAGCGTGAGTTATTAGATTTATTAGTTGCCAATTTTCTCGTTCTCCTTTTCAGACTCGGGAGCCCAATCACCATAGATCCTAGTTTTCAAGCTGTCCATCTCGTTAGATATGTCCATCAACTTTGCCTTTATTTTATAGATCTCAGACTGCGACTTGTTCCTATCCGACATGCTTGAGTTAGGATCCTTAAGCACTTCAGATAGTTTATGAACCCTATTCAACTCTCGAATCACTTCCTTGTGTAGCGATTCAAGAATGTCTTTCTTCTTCTTAATCGAATTGATTTCAACTCCTATTACAGATTTCATCTCAGTTCCATCCCCTTCCTTTTACAGTTGAATAGATATTTGTATAAATCTGTGAAGCCAACTTACCAAAGTTCCTAAGGAACAGAGAAGACTCTGGTTCAAGATACTTGTTATCTATGTACGAGTCTACCTCTTTTTGAAATGTGCGATAAGTAACTCCAGCACCCATGCGAGCGATAGCCGTTACCCACTCTTCAGGGTCGAGAGTAATCATGAACCTGAAGACAGGAAAGTCTTTATCTGGTGAGTCCTCGATGGGAGTCTTTATAGATACGTCTAAATCCTCAATGAGATTCATGATATCATGAAGAGATGCCGATCGTACTTCGATTGACATATTAGGAATCTCGTACCCGTCCGGGTCTTCACCCTCCCGCTCTTCAATCTCGCTTACCCAATGGTTAAAATCAACCGTGCTTGAAGCTAAGAATGTTCCGTGCTTGGTTAAAACTATCAACTCAACCTCTCGGTGCAACGGATACATCCCTGACATAATCCGTTCGCTCATTGTTAATGATATTGATGAAGTGCTTTACGTCCTGAGCAGCACATATAAACCTGCCTCCACCACACCTGACAATGAGCATCGCAAACCTGTCGATTGATTCGATCTCATCAATCATCGACTCATCAATGAACCCACCGGGATGTGCGATCTCCATAATCTTTTCAATCCTAGATTCTTTAGTGTCCATATCTTTCACCTTTCTATTAAACATCATACTAACGAACCGTAATCATCCTTCCGAAGCTGGGCTTGCCGAAGATCCAAGAGTAGTCCTGCTTGGGCGGGATCTTAACCCACAGCACGGGCACTCCATTATCCTCAGGCCATCTGAAAAACTCCATGTCACTCATGACCACAATTCCTGTCGCATTAGGAGCGAAGCTCTCCACCCACTCGAAGCCGACTCGCACATCAGTGCCACCGTGGCTCATGCGAGAAGGGAGATTGTCCTCATCGAATCCATTTTCATATGTAACAGATGCAACAATATCCGTAGTAAAGTCTACGATATGAACAGCTTGAGGATTCGATTGCTTGATTAGATGGAAGCATTCATTGGATGCGAGATCATACATATCCTCATCCATAGAACCAGAGCTATCCCGAAGCACTACGATCTCACCAATACCATCTTGTGTATTGGACGGCATGTATATATCCATAGATGCGAATCGCTTATTGGGTCTAGACCATGTGGTATCTGAGTCCTCACCGCAAGCCTCGGAGATAAACTCCGCCATCTCGGCAGTCCAATCGACTCTAGACTGAGAGTTAACCTCTCTGACAATTTGCTCCACATCTCTAGGCAACTTGCCACTCAGCTTGGATATAGCGATCGAGTTTGATTGCTCAATAGATTCTTCGATCTCAAGCTCACGCAACTCGCTGGCGGACATGTCGTCCCTGATCTCAATGCGTCCCCAAGTCTTTACCTCAGGAACTTTATAGTCATCTATGGCACTAGGATCTAGAGACTGTGATTCGTCCAGCTTGTTTGATCCGAATCCGCCATCCCGCTGGTCTGACTGATTGCCTCCATCATCATCTGGTTGTCCACCCTCGGGACCATCCTGATCGACAGCATCTTCACCCTCAGGTTCACCTTCCTCCTGTCCTTCCTCTCCCTTTTCTTCACCAGTTTCTTCTTCGTCTTGCTGTGCATTGTCACTACTCTCATTACCCTTCTGATCTTCATTCTCACTATCTTTATTATCTTCCCTTGATTCCTGCTCAGAGTCCTCACCCTTGCCTTCGCCCTGCCCCTCGGCTTCATGGATTAGGATCTGAAAGATCTCCTCCATGCACATGTCATCGAACCGGGCAGACCTATAAGCCCCCTTGAGAATCTTTAACTTTAGCTTCTCAAGAAGGTAATTAGATTCTTCATCGCAAGCGATGTTAGCTATCTCTTCATGGGCAGGCGTCCATGCGCTTCCCAACCTAGATTTCAACCTCGCAACACGAGAGATATGCTTTAAGAATTTGTGCGACCACTCATGTGCAACAACAAACTCCCTCTCCTCCTCGTTAATTGATGCAATGAACAGCGGATTAAATCCAATGCTCTTCCCGTCGGTTGCAGCAGTAGGGATGCTGTGAGTGAAGAAGTAATCCATCTTGATGGCATCAGCCTGCGCCATAGGTATGTCCAGTATCGCGTGGTTCCTAGCACGATGGATGATCTTATCCAAGTCTTTGATTGTCGTCATTATGTTTCCCATTTTAAAAAGTTAAGGCTTAACTTAGTATCCAAATGCTGCGAAGTTTCTCTCCATCAGAGTCTTGGAATCAGACACCAGACTATCCCGCAAGTGATTATCCTCCTTGGTTTCCTTGGCAGTATGACCATCGACAAGCTCCCGCATCTTGCGCTGGATCTCCTCGATACCCTCGTTACCTGTGAAGTTTAGATTGCTCAGCTCATCAGCAGCCTTGCGTACATTCTCCAATGCGGGGTCGCCATACTTCCTACCCTTGGTTCCCTTATTATCTTCGTACTCCGAAAGCATTTCATTGAAGTGCTTAACGGCCTCAAAGGATTTCTTAAGTGAAGCCTCGACCGAAGACATGATGTCACTCGCAACCCTGTTCTCGATCTCCTTAATCTCATCAGCATTCAGAGCAAAGCGTAGATCATCGGGATTCTCCAGAGCGTAGGGCTGGACCATCTCGAACTTGAATCTGCTCTTCATTTCCTCCTTGCTTTTAGGCAAATCAGTAGCGTCAAAGTTAGTACCCTGCGTACGCTTAGACTCGTTAATGATTTCGTCGTAGTTGTTGCAGAACTTATCTACCTCGATCTCCCACTCCCGTCGCGCTCGTCGGAACTCGTTCTGCCACTCGGTTAGATTCTCCACCATGATGATGCCGCAGCCACGCGGAGCCCGATCGAACGGAGCGACATAAGACTTCTGCCAATTCTTAAAGTCAGTCTCAATAGCAACAATAGATTTGAGAAGATTCTTTTTGATGAGAGTCTTCCTCACCTCGACAGAGCC